CCTCGACACTGCTGCCTTTACGGGTGACGGTGAAGGTCTGTATGGTGGTGTTTCCGGTCTGCTTTCTGCTAAATGCGGTAAGTCCGTGGTTATGTCCGGTTCCACTGCTTTTAGCATGCTGTCTGCTACCCACCTGTCCAGTATGATTGCTCAGATCGCTGGTGTACGGAAAATGGGTGCCCGGTTCTATATGAATGGGGCCATCCTCCATTTCGTCCGCAATCTGCGTGATAGTGAAAACAGGCCAATCTTTATTGATACGATTGGTTCTCAGGTGTCTGGAACGATCTGGGGGTATCCTTATACTGAGGTTATCACCATGCCTTCCACTAGCGGGTCTAATACAGCTTTTATTGTGTATGGGAATATGAAGCATTTCGCTGTGGGCCGTAGGCTCCAGGTTTCTGCTCTACAGGTTGATCCTTATGGCCTGTGGACTACCAACCGGACTCGGTTCAAGGTCTACAATCGGTGGGCTTTGAATCTTGCTCTGCCTAATGCTTTCTGCCGCCTCCTGACCGCTTCTTAACCGAAGCGACCACCTACCAGGAGTAAACGGGTGGTGGAGAGTTCATGCCCTCCTCTCTCCACCACCCTAAATATAAACAAAAATCTAGGAGGGATTAAATAGGAGGGTTTATGGCAAAGTTACTTAGAAAAACTAGTGAGGATATTAAAAATGAAACCGAAGAAACCGAAGAAACCGTGCAGGTAACTATAAAGACTTTTGAAGGTAATATGAATAGTATAGGTAGTGTTAGTTTGAAGTGTGCTAGATGTGAAGTAATAACTGATTTCACTAAAAATGTGCCTGCAAACATTATGTGCCCTAAATGTGGTAGTGATGTTTTCTTGTCTCTTAGTGATTTTCGCATGGAAGGAGAAGAAGGTGGGATAGCAGTAAGTGTCCATGACAAGGTCACTCGCAGGGGCAAATTGTGGAAACTGATTTAAAGAAATTGAAAATTTGCTGGGCTACAGGCAAGAATGACTATGTAGGCAATGCCTATGGATATAAAGTCCATAGCGATACATTAATGAAGTATGTTTCTGAGATTGCAGAGATTGACCCTGATGCTAAAGATGCTGTAATTATTGCGTCATCTGATTTGTACACAAAGCCAATGAAGGATAAAGTTAATTGGCTTTTTACAATGAGTGAAGGAACCACTTTACCGGATAATTTAGTTACTAATATTCAAAGGGCTGATTACTTACTAACTCCTAGTTTGTGGGCGAAAGAAATATTGGGGAAATACTTCAATGACCGAAACATATTTGTTGTTCACCACGGAGTTGAAAGAGAATTCAAATACATCAAGCGTAAGTTTCCTACTGACAGGCCGTTTCGGTTTTTATGGGTGGGTGCTCCAAACGAGCGAAAGGGCTGGGGCGAAGTTGCTGCCGTTTGGAAATTTTTCGAGAGAACACCTAGAATTGAATTGTACCTCAAGACCACAGGACTCAAGAATGAGTTTGAGCGCAAGGGTAATGTGATTTTAGATAGCAGGAATCTAAGTAAAAATGAACTCATCAAACTTTATCACTCTGCTCATTGCTTTGTTTTCCCAACTAGGGCAGAAGGATTCGGATTGGTATTGGCGGAAGCGATGGGTACTGGATTGCCTTGTATTGCCACTAATTATTCTGGTGTTACTGATTTTTTTGATGATACGGTGGGATATCCAATAAAGTATCAGATGGGTGATATCAAAGCAACTTATGCTGATGGAACCATTGATGTAACTCAAGCTGCTTTCCCTGATGTAGAAGAAATAGCAAAGTTGATGGTTTATGTCTATAAAAACTACAACAAGGCAAAAGAAAAGGGAAAGAAAGCTTCAGAATGGATTCATAGTAAGTTTACTTGGGAACGTAGTGCAAAAACTTTAGTTTCTATAATAGGTAAAGCCAATGCGTCTTTGTAGCGTTGCAGACGTAAAACTGCTGATGGATAAAAATGATACAGAACATGATTCTTTGCTGGATAAGATGATTGGTTTTGTTTCTAGCACTTTGGAAGGGGCTATGAATGGCCGTCTTTTAAAGAGCCAACAACGGACTAAATATTTTAATCCTGGTGGAAGGATTTATCTTTTGCCAGCTTTTCCTGTGGATTTAACCGCCACTTTAACTGTCACTGTTGATGATACTTCACAAACTATAAATGATGACTTCTTTGTTTATGATGAAGAAGGAATAGTTGAATTTAGTTTTGATAATCCTTGGTCAGACCCTAAAGATGTAATTGTCACTTGGACAGGTGGATATACTGAAGCTACTGGGACTGGAATTTTAGCTGTCCCAGATGACCTTAATTTTGCCTGTGTTTTACAAACCAGTTTCCTGTTTCGTAGACGTAAGGATTTAGGCACAAGTTATATTCTTATGCCTGATGGGGCTGCCAGTATTCCTGTAAAGGAAGGGTTATTGCCGCAAGTGCAGGAAGTAATAGACCGTTATGCTTTAAGGATTGTAGGTTAATATGTTCAATATAACGGTTGATGATAGCAAGCTCACTCTGTTTATAGATTTTTCCAGTAAGAAGATGGTCAGGGCTGTGCAGAGTGGGATAAACAATGCTGGCATGGAAACAGCTAGTTATGTAAAAACCAGGCATTTGACTGGTGGTACTACTGAGGATAGATTAGGCATCAGGTCTGGTCTTTTACGTGCATCAGCACACGGAATGAAAGCTGTAATAAGTGGAGACAGGATTATAGGTGGGACTGGTCTTGGAGATGGTTTAGTTTATGCCCCTATACATATAAAACCTGAGGCTTTTGGTGGAACAAAAACTACTATAAGGGCAAAGGGGAGTGGGTCTTTGGCCATTCCCTTACGTGGTTGGGCAAGTAGGGGCGGTGTGGATGCTACTGGGGTCACTGGGTATGGTGCTGTTAAAAGAACAAGTCCAAGGGATTACTCAAAAGGATTTTTAGTACCGTTCAAGACCAGAAAAGGTAATATGTTGTTGGTCCATAAAATATGGTCTAGGGGGACAAAGAAAAAGAAAGGTGCTTTTGGTAAATATGCAATTGGTGGCAAATGTACAATTATTCCTTATTATTTGTTGATGAAGAGTGTTGTTGTCCCTGCCAGGGTTTTCCCTGAAAGGGTATTGATAGTCCGTAGACGTTATATAGTTGAAACTATTAAAAATGAGATGATGAAAGTTTTTGGTAGTTCTTCAGGTGGTGGCTCAAAGGGCGGTGCAAGAGTCCAAATTACTAGGGCTGCTAGTTATGGAACATGATAGATGGCAAATACAACCAGACAAAACATATTAGCTAATATTGAAACTGTAATTACTGGCATAACCAGAATAAAATCAGTTGTTACTAATAGGATGGTTATGCCTGATTTTAATATAAATCCAATGCCCATAGCATTCATTTTCTCTGGGGACGAAAAGGACGCTACTGACCAATTTGGGGTAATCAATTATGAGTCTTGGTTATGGGAAGTTTTAATTATGATTTGGACCCAAGATGAAGACATTGAGGACTACGTTGGTTTGGTACATAATGCTATGTGCGTGGATGACACAAGGGGAGGATATGCTTTGAAATGTAAAAGAGTAGGCATGGTTTCCCCTTATGCTGTTGACCCTGAAGGAAGTGTAGTTGGTGTAGAATTGATTTATGAAATTCAATATAGGCATGTTGATGGAACTGCTTAACTTTTAGGAGGTATTAAAAAATGAGAACTAGGCGAAGAGTTGTAGCTTGTAAATTTGAAGCAACTGAAGGTACGGCTGAAACTTTGAGTGTCAGCCAAACAGGTATTTTGGTTATTGACCCAAAAATTGATGTTGACATTAAGATGACTGAAAGACCAGTAGCCAGAGCTACTTTGGGAACTATGGCTGCTGTGGCTGGAGCCAGGTCTGCTAGAATGACCTTTAGGACTGAATTAAAGGGAACTGGCACTACCTATACAGTGAACTCTGCTAGTAAGCCAGCTATCAGTAACTATTTGGAAGCTTGTGGTTATTTAGCAACCTATGGTTCTGGGGCTATTGCGGCTTGGTGTTTTACTCCTACCAGTGGCACTGGAACTAGTCTTTACATTCCTTCCTTGACCATGTGTACTTGGGAAGATGGTGTGAAGAAACAGATTCGTGGTGCCCGTGGTAATGTAAGGTTTACTGGTAATGTTGGTGAGCCTATTTATGCTGAGTTTGATTTTCTTGGTGTGTTGGATACGATTACTGATGAGGCTACTCCTACTCCAACCTATGAAAGTCAAATTCCCCCTGTTTTACTAAGTGCCAATATGTCCATTGGAAACTATTCGGCTGTGGCTGGTGGATTTACTTTGGACTCTGGCAATACCTTAGCGTTGCGGGATAGCATCAATTCTGCTGATGGTTATCTATCTGCTCTTATTACTCAGAGAAAAATTAGTGGAACTATGAATCCTGAAATGACTACGGTAGCTGCCAAAGATTGGTTTGGTACTTGGAGAGCCAGCACCCAGCAAAGTCTGATCATTGGAAATGTTGGGTCTGGTGCAGGGAATGTCATTAAGTTTTCCATTCCTAAACTGCGGTTGAAGAAAGTAGGGGACACTGATCGTAATGGTCTGGCTGTGGCTGATTTACAGTTTGATTTGGAAGAGACTACGGCTGATGATGAAATGACCCTTTATTTCTTACCATCGTAAACAGAATATAAAAAGGAGGGCACTTTTTATGGAATTCAAGTATGAAATAGGTGGTCGTGTGTTCTATCAAAAGCCACTTGTTTTGGGACAAGTCAAGCAATTGATTTCTGTATTAAAAGGACTGGTGTTACCTTATCAATTGACTGTTGCCGGAGTGGTTATGGCTTTGGGAGATAAAGCCCCACACGCCTTGGCTATCCTAATGGTTGAGGATGGAGTACCACTTAAGAAAAAGGATGTAGATGAGATACAGGAATTGCTTGAAGAAAATCTTAGTATTGAGCAGACTATTAAGGTGGTAGAAGATTTTTTCGACTGCAACCCGATAGCTTCAATCTCCGAAGCAATGATCGGGTTGACCAACAAAGTACAGACGACTATGATACAGGCGAGTTCATTGACCGGATCTGCGTTGTCCTCGGGAGAGGTGACATTACCAAGCGAGATGATATCCTCTGGGGATACACCTTTGGAGACTGCAAACCCTACTTAGATTTTATGAGTAGGGAAATCTTATTTAGGGAAGCAGTTCTTGGATTTATGTCTGGTGGGAGTATAGAACCTGATATGGGTTTTGGTAAAGTAGAAAGTAGTATTCCATCAGACAACAGGGAAATCGGTCATTACTGCGGGGGAAAGGATATAAAAGAATGTAAGTCTTACTTTGGTGACAATCTAAAATATATTTGTGCAACCTGTCCAAGTTAGGAAAAATGAATGGCTACCGAAGATAAAATTATAATCCTTATTGAAGCTGTTGATAAAACCAATAAGACTTTAGCTGATTTACAAAAGAACCTTGGTGCAGTCAAAACTGAAGCTATGTCTTTTGGAAAGTTGTTGGGCGGGATTACTTTGGGGGACATGCTCTCCAAAGCAATTATATCTTTAAAGGATCATATTGTAAGTGCAGCATCTGCTACTTTAAAATGGTCTGGGGATATGGAAACTTTTGGTCTTTCCATAACCAGTAGCTTAGTTACAGGTGGGAAATATATAGACCAGACGACAGGAAAGGCTTTAAAAACAGCAGATGCTTTTGGCATGGCTAGAGAATCTGCCAAGGGCATTCTTCAAGAATTACAAGCTGCTAATCTGCAAACTATTGCCACGTTAGATCAATTAGCCAGGGTTTATGTTGAAACCCTACCCATAGCTTTACAAAAAGGTTTTAATGTTAAACAAGTAAAAGAATTCACTTTAGCAACTGTCCAAGCTGCCGGTGCTATAGGCTTAGAAATGGACATGATCGCTGAAGAAACCCGTGCCATGCTAACCCCAAGCATCAATCCACGGTTTTCCCGTGTAGCTGTTGCCTTGGGTCTTACCAATGAGGATATTCGTCAACATTCTCAAAATGCTGAAACTCTATTCAGTTTTTTAATGCAAAAATTGGAAGGTTTTCGTCTGGCAGGTGAATTAACCCAACGGACATGGAAAGGTTTGTGGTCAAACTTAAAGGATATTGGTTTACAGGCTGGAGGTATGGCTATTGAACCTTTGTTTCTGGCTATTAAAGAGGCTATTGAAGGAACCTTGGCTGGACTTGTTAGAGTTAATGAAGAGACTAAGAAGATAGAGTGGAACCCAGGTTTTTTAAATGTTATAGAAAATGTAAGGAAAAGCCTTGAAGTTATTTTGGGAATAATGGAAAAGATAAGTAATTTTGGGGGTTTGACAAAAGGGTCTACAGCCCAAAATGAAATAGATAAAAGGTCAGGAGAAGATAGTGGGTCTTGGTTTGATAAAGTTTCTCCTTATTTGCGTTTTATGCCAGGTCTTGGGGCTTTATTAAATATAAAAACAGTAAAGGACAAACTTTTTGGTTATGGAGGTTTAACTGACGAACAATTATCAGTAGCGCAGGAATTTGAAAATGCCCAAAAGGGTATTAGGGCAAGAACTGGTTATGAGAAGTTAAAAAAACCTGATTTATCAGATCAATATTCAGCTATGATGAATATGGCTGGAACTGCTTTTAATCTTGATCCTAATTTTATTAAATCGGTAATGATGGCAGAGTCAGCAGGACAAGCTGGGGCAGTAAGTCCTAAAGGTGCTTTGGGGCTTATGCAGATTATGCCACAAAACATAGATGAATTTTTAGCCAAAGTTATTGCAAAAGTTCCAGCTATTGGAGAACGTGCAGCTCAGTTTCCAAGTAAAGATATAGCTGCAATGGATCCATTAATTAATATTATGATGGGGGCTATGTATTTAAGAGAGAATTTTAACAAGCAAGGGGCTGGCAATATTGAGGATACTTTAGCATCTTACAATATGGGGCCAGCCAAATTTGGAAAATTTCAAAAAAATGCTTGGGGATTACCAGAAGAAACTCAGAAGTATGTAGAAAAAGTACAGAAGAATTATGCTAAATATGGGGGAACAGATATTTTTGCTGAACCACAATATATGTATCAAGGCAATGAACAGATGTCCAAAATGGACGTTGAAATGGCTAAAGCTGCTTATGATACTAAAATTAAAATGGCTGATAGTTTTACTAAGACCCAGACTCAGATTTTAGATAGTGGTGCCAAAAAACAATTAGCTACTCTTGAAGCAGATTATGCTGCTGGCAATGTGGCTGAGGAAGATTATTATGATAAAAAGAATGCTATAACTCAAAAAAAGTTACAGGAAGAATTAGCACTTATAGATAAACAATCTAGTGATATTTATAGTGCTTTTAGAGAAGGTTTAATGACTAATTTAACCCAACCTTCTGAAGAAGCTGAATTAGGAGTATTTCGTGGTATCTTTGGAGATGAGGCTGCTGTAGAAAAAGAAAAAGAAAAAGTGATTGCTAAGATGTCAGATTTGGCTGCTAAAAGACAGAGTATTATGGATGAAATGGATATATCTGATTTACAGGAGGAGAAGAGAAAATCTCAGTTATCTTTAAAAGTGATGGAAATTAACAATAGGGCCGCTGAATCTTATGAAAAAACATCTAATACAATAATTACTGAGATAGAAAAGATAAAAGTAAAATACAATGATATGTTGCCTGGGGATGCTTTAGTATCTGAACATGAAAGAGAAATAAAAGCTCTTGAAAATCATATAAAGCATTTAGCTGAAGAAATAGAAAAGACTCCATTGGGTGGGGCAGCTTGGACTAAAAAAATGGATGATATTGTGAATGCAAATGTAGCCCTTACTGCCATAAGAGAAAAAACTCCCTATGTAAAAAAAGAAGCTGGTTTTGTTGATGAAGCAAAGAAGTTACAAGATATATCTACTCAATTGCAAGCCACTGGTCAAATTGCAGAATTGACTGCTGATATGGAAACTTTGGCTAAAGTTCAATTAGGTCAAACTGTCAACAGCCTGAGAGAATTGGCTGAGAAGTTAAAGGCGATAGGAGATACTGATGGTGCAGCCAAATTAATTGAAATGGTCAATGTTTTACAAGCTAGGGGTTCAGGTGCCTTTGCAGGAATAGTTGATGGTCTTAATGATGTTATTAAAGCTATAGGTTCAACCCAGACCCAATTTTCAAGACTGACCAGTGGAATTGGTCAGGAAATGCGTTCCAGCCTTTCTGGTGGAATCTATGATTGGATGAAAGGAAATATAGACTGGAACAAGTCAGCTAATTTAGGTAATGTCAATGACCAAATAGCTGCTAATACTGCACAGCAAGAGGCTATAAAGCTAAAGAAAGAACAAATAACAGCAAATAGTGCTTTGTCTGAATCTGAGAAAAATGCACAGCAGGCAGCTTTAGATGCACAGCAGAAACAATTAGAAGCCCAACAAGCATTATTGAATGCCCAGAAACAGGCCATTGAAAATTCCAAGAGTGGTGAGGAATTAATGCAGGGATTCTTAGATAGAATTACTGCTAAATTAGCCGATTTTCTGGCTGATTCTATCGTCAAAGATTTTATGGGATTTCTTTCTGGAAAATCACCTGAAGGTGGTGGGACTAAAGAAGGTGGTCTTTTAAGTGTGGTAAAAGGCTTGTGGGATAAAATAGTAGGAACTACTAGAACTGGAATGCAAGATACCCAGAACATAATAGATAGTGGTTGGGGTGGGATGGGTAGTGAAATTGAAGCAGGTGGACCAAGTATAGTTGGGGCAATGGATAATGTATGGAGTGGGGTAGCAGAGACTACTAAGTCTTGGTTAAATTCTATTGGGGAAGTTGTTTCAGATTGGGCAAAGCAATTAGCAGAATGGATTAAGGCAATTTATGCCAGCTTTAGGGGGTCAGGTTTCAATATTGGAGACTTTTTTGGTGGTGGAGAGACTGGCACTGCTGCTGGGACTGATTTTACAGGTACAGGTATTTCTGGTATCCCGATTGACCACAAAGGTGGTTTTATACCAAAGTATCATTTTGGTGGTGGGTTGAAGCAGGATGAAAGATTGATTATAGGTAAGGCTGGTGAATATGTTTTGTCCAGGGAAGATGTAGATTTTGTAAATAAAGTTAAAAATAATGGCCCATCTATTACAGTAAACATGGGTGGGGGAATGCCTGCCAAACCAACTATAGTACCAATGGGCGTTACCGTTATGTTGGATAATGGCAGCAGTGCTTTATTACAGGCCAGCAGCAGGACAAGACAGACTGGTGATGCTAATTATATTATTGATGTAGTTTTAAGAGATATAAATACCAGGGGCAGATTAGGTCAACTTGGGAGATAAATATGGCTTTCCCTACACTTTCAGTCAATCCAAACTATCCAATAGAAGAAGGAATTGAATCTTCATCCATCAAAAGTGCATTTGAGGCTGGTTATGTTTTAACCAGAGCAAGATTTACCAGGCAAAGGAATACTTTTAAAATTTCTTATTCTTTACTTTCTAATGCAGATAAAGAATTATTGAAGGAGCATATGGATGAAGTTTTAGACATCTCTACTTTTACTTGGACTCACCCAGTTACTTCTGTTTCTTATACAGTAAGGTATCAGACCATTCCTCAGTTTCAGTATATGCAATATCAACGCTGGAACATATCCTTTATTCTGGAGCAAATCTAATGCCTATTCCTGCTGCATTAATCACAGAGAAGAATAAAATATCCAATACCAGTCCTTGGCTTGTTCTATTGGATATTGTTTTGACTGACGAAATTACTTTACGATTGACTAGTAATTTGACTCTGGTTTCTTTCGGGGGACATGACTATTCTCCTTTCCCTATGCAAATTCAACATACTTCTCAATCTATAGCTGGAGACATTCCTGAGATAAATATAGGAGTATCTAATGCAGATAGGGTTGTTCAAGGATATATTGAAGAGTTAAACGGTGCAGTAGATTGTGAAGTTGTGATGTATATTGTTCATCAAGGGAACTTGGCTGCTGATTATTCTGATTTAACCAGGAACTTTAAAATACTTTCTACTGTTTGTACAAACGAATGGATTACGTTTTCTTTGGGTTTAATGAGTCCTACTTACATGAGATTCCCACTGTTTAGAACTATGGGCAGTCATTGCAATTGGCCATACAAAGGAGTTGAATGTGGATATGGTGGGACACCAGAATCATGTGATCATACTTTAAAGACTTGTAGGGCATATACAGGGCGTATCATGCACAATCCTGTAGAGGGAGAAATCATTCGTATTGGTGCTATCACCTTTGGTGGATTCCCTGGTTTAAATTCAGCAGGTACTAAGTTTGTATAGGGATCTAATTGGAAAGAAATTTAAATATGATGGTCGTGGGCCTGATACCTTTGACTGTTATGGACTTTGTATAGAAATTTATAAAAGACTAGGAAGGGAGTTGCCTGAATTCATATCAGCAAGAAATCCAAAAGGAATAGATATTACTGTTAATGAAAACATGGGTTTATTTGAAAGGTTGAAGAAGCCAGAACCTTTTTGCCTTGTTACTTTATCAGTGTATAAACCCTATGTTTCTCATATAGGAGTAGTCTTAGAAGATTGTACTAGATTTATAAATATTATCCAAAAACGTCATGTTTGCATTGAATATCTTAACTCTGAAAGATGGAAGAATAGAATAGATGGATACTGGAAATATGCAAAAAATTAGGGTTACGATATGTCCTAATTATTTTGATAGATCAAAACGAATAGATCGTGAAATTGATTGGTCTGACGGTCTTTCTGTTAATGGATTAATTTGCTCAATTTTCCCTAAAAGTCTTCCTGTTATTACTTCTGTTAATGGAAAACTAATTAAAGATAAAGATTATTTTCTATCTCCTGGTGAGCAGGTAGTTTTTATTGCTGCTATACATGGTGGCAATGATTTATTGGATAGGCTATTAAATCCATTCTCAAGTGGACATGATCCATTAGAAGCAGTAAAGCGTGTTTTTGGTACATTTGGCAGTGGCGGTAGTATGTTGGACATTGGGATGGACGCTGCTAGATTTTCTATTCAAAGTCTTCCAGGTGTTGGTGGTTTAGCTAATTTAGGGGAAGACATAGCCAGAAGGAATCCTTTTGTTGTTCAAGTGGCTGCTGGAATTGCTGGATATTTTACTTGGGGAGTTGGTGCTTGGCTTGTTAATTATGCTGCTGATCGTTATGGAATAACTGATAAAGGAAAAGCCCCAACTATACCCCATATCCCTGGTGCTGGTGCAATAACGGGGGGTAGTAGTGGTGGGGGCATGGGTGGTGGGGGAGGAGACACAAGTTCAGGATTTGTTGCGTCAAATTCTTATGCTTGGAACCCAGTTACTTTACAGCAATTAGGGGCTTGCATACCAAGAATATATGGCACGTTTAAGACTAAAGGAAATGTTATATCTGGCAATATTTCAGTGATAGAGACAGGATCTCACCCAGGAGATCAATTGCTGAATGTTTTGATTCTGCTTTGCCAAGGACCAATATCTGATTTTTATACCCTTCTTATCAATAATAAACCCGCAACCACAGAATATTATAATGCCTTAACTTGGAGTTGGACACTTGGGGATATTAATCAGTCAGCATTGCCTAATTTTAATGACACCAATAGGCAATATAGTTTGACGAACCAAAAACTAAGTATGACTGATGTTTATTATACCACTGAAGGAAATGATTTTGATGCCTTAAAAGTCACAGTTACCTTCCCATACGGTCTTTATTATATAAAGCCAGTCCAGACAGAGTTACATTATGAACCAGTAAGTATTAGCTGGACTGAGCCTGATGGCACTGTTAAAACTGCTGTTACAGGATCAAAATATTTAGGATCAACTACTTATGGTGGGGATACTGTAAATTATGAAGTTACTATTTGGATATATTATCGAAAGTATGGCACCACCCCTTGGACTTTTTTAGGTAATTATACAGTCACAGAAGCAAAGACAAGTAGTTTCTCCAAAGAATTTAAGATTGATAATTTAGAGAATGGATTTCAGTATGAGATAGCTGTTGGCAGAACTACTGCTGATAGTGTAGAGACTGGAGTTACTGATGATGTTTATCTTACTAGTGTTACAGAAGTTATAAAGGATGATTTTAAATATCCAAGGTGTGCTTTATGTGGGATAGAAGCTTTAGCTACCAATCAATTATCGGGATCTTTAGACTTTTCCTGCATAGTAGATGGTAGTATTGTCAGAGTTTATAATGGATCGTCTTGGGTGAATCAATGGACTGATAATCCTGCTTGGGTTGCCTATGATATTCTTACTCAGCCTGTTTTTGTTGGTGGCGATCCTGCTGATTATGGAAAAGACAGAAATGTTGGAACAGTGGCTAGATATGATGGGATAGACCCTGCTTATATAGACACGGATTCCTTCAAAGCATGGGCTGATTTTTGTGATGTCCTTGTTCCAGATGGTATTGGTGGTACTGAGAAACGGTTTGTCTTTAATGGCATATTTGATACTGGTAGTAGCGTTTGGGATTGCGTTCTTGAAGTCTGCAAAATGTCAAGGGCTATGGTCTATATCCGTGGTTATAAATATTATGCTATTTATGATGATATAGCAGATCCTGTCCAGATGTTTACATCTGGTAATATCATAGCTGATTCTTTTGAAGAGACATTCCTTTCTTTAGATAATCGTGCTACTGAGATTGAAATAGATTTTGCTAATGCGGCTAATGATTATAAGAGAGAGACCATAAGCATAGTTGATCCTAATGCTACCAGGCCAAAGCAATTAACTACTGAGCAATTGATTGGCTGTACTAGCATAACCCAAGCTTGGAGGATTGGGAGATATAGGCTTTATAACAATCAGTATATAACAAGGTTTATTAAGTTTGATGCTGATATAGATGCCATAGCTTGTAATATTGGAGATGTAATTTATTTTGCCCATGAATTACCCCAATGGGGATTTTCTGGAAGGATAGTTTCAGCTACATCTACCACAGTTACTTTAGATAGATATGTAGAGATGACTTATACAATATCGTCAGGTGATATTTATTGTATAAGAATTAGACTAAGTGATGATACCGTAGTCTATAAAGAGTTTGCTGGGAATGTTACTTTTACTGCTTCAATTGCAGCCATGCCAGATGATAGTTATGGATTACTGACAGTAACGGCTATTCCAGTTGGTGTTCTTCATGTTGGTCATGTTATAGATGATAGTCCTGGCACTAATGTTTTGGCTGGTACGGAGATAACTGAATTTGTGTCTGGATCTGGTGGTACAGGGACATATAAAGTCAATTTGTCCCAAACTGTAGCCAGTTGTGATATGGTTGTTGTTAGAAGAAAAGTTCTGGACGTTGAAACTTTCTCTGTCACCCCATCTGAATATGATATTTATACTTTTGGACTGAAAGGGTATGAGTATAAGCCATTTAGGATCAATAAAATTCAGCCTAATCCTAATTTGACCTTTACTATTGAAGCAGTTGAATACAATGCTTCTATATTTAATTGTGATACGGATGAACCTGCTTATCCTACTCCTAATTATAGCAGCTTAGATCCTGTGCCGCAAGTGACTAACATTGTCTTGGATGAAATTGTAACTAAAAATCAGGATGGAGTAATTGTCAATAATATTGATGTTTACTGGGATAGGCCACTAAACTTTTCTTGGGTTGCGGCTGAGGTTTGGTATAAATCTGTTTCTTCTCCAGGTTATAAGTCTGCTGGTAAGAGTTATACAGACAGGTTAAGGATAACCAATCTTCCTCTATCTGGTGGTCCAGAACAATATACTATTGTTGTAGTAAGCTTTAATTCATTAGGTCAGCAACTACCTTTTTGGGCTTGTCCAAGTGCAGTTATCTCTGTTGTGGGAATGTCTGACCCTCCTTCTAATGTTACTATATTTTATGCTGAGCAATGGAATGATAATATAAGGATGGATTGGACTCATATTGAAGATGCGGATTTAGCAGGTTATGAAATTAGAGTTGGGAATGCTTGGGACACTGGACAGGTTATTGGGTCTGGAATTACCGATGATTATTTTATCTATAGACCGGAACTTGATGGTACTTATGAATTTTTTATCTGTTCAATAGATACTACTGGTCATTATAGTGTTACTCCTAAATCAGCCATTTGTACTGTCGCTAATGTGACTCCTTCTTTGAATATTATCTATGACCATGAATACATGACTACCCCAGCTTCTGGGACAGCATATCATTTTACACTTGGAAGTGGTGATTCTCTTTGTGGTAATGCTTGGACTTTCCAACTGGATGATCCTATAACTATTGGTGGAGAGCTAATTGAGAATGGCGGTTTTGAAACATTGGGCGGTGGTGGATTAGATGTTTTTGCAAATTGGGAAGAAGCAAAAGAGTACATAGTTGATAAAACATTAGCCTATACACACGGTGGGACTTATGCCTGTTGGCTTGGTGCTGGTGAAGCTCATTATGATAATGTTCATCAAACTGTAGCAGTAACAGAAGGATCAACATATAGATTAAAATTCTGGTCATATTATGAATATGGTAAAGCTAGATATGGAGTTTATGATGAGAAAAATGAAGTTTGGTTAATTAGTATTACTGATGCTACAGGTGATACTGAATTTCAATGGAATGAGACTAGTGTTTTATTTAGCATTCCAACCGGCCAAGCTTATGTTTGTGATAGTGTTACAATTTATCTTTTTTGTTCTGAAGGTACTGAACAGTCCGTTTATGTAGATGATGTTACTTTGATGAGTACAGTCTCAAGAACAGGTTACTATCAAACAAATTATATAGATATGCTTAAGACTGGCAGCAAAACAATTCGGTTTATTGATAATATTGATGCTACCGAAGATGCAACTGATTTAACTTTTCCTGACCGAACTGATCTTACTTATCCTGATGATACGGACCTGCATATAACGGCTGAATATTATAAATACCCAAGTTTCTCTTGTACTGCGGCAACTGGAAATGCTGACAATGTGTTTCAGCCCTATTTTGGCCCTGTTAGTGTTGATGGTAGGCATTTTAGATTTAGAGAAGATTTTGTAGTCCCAAGTCAGACAGCATTGCTTGCTATTTGTGGGTTTAGGTGTATAATTGATGTGCCAGAGGTTAAATATAAAATAGCTAGTGTTCCTATTGTTGAGGCTGGTACAACGGTGACTTTTTCTACTTATGGCCTGACATTCTATGAAACCCCTTTAATCCAAGCTACAGTGGTAAATGCTACTATTTCATTAGTTCCAGTAATAAGTAGCAAATCAGCAACAAGCTGTGTGATTAAACTTTTAGATATTGCCGGTGGTGCCAGGACTGGTACTGTCGATGTTAATTTATTTGGATATTAAGGAGGACAGTCATGTCACAAACATTTGATGTAACCAAACCTATTTCTGGAACAACTAAACTCAGCCAACTGTACCAGATTATCAGAGATCATGATCAAGCAAACCAAAGTAGTTTTAGTGGGACAATAGCACCAACAAATCCTGTTCAGGGACAATTATGGGAAGATACAGGAAATGACAAACTATTTCTTTATACTTCTGGTGGATGGTATGAGATAGCTGTTGCTAATATAGGATTAGGATTAGAACTTATAGCTGCACGTGGTGCCCACGCCAGTTTAGATCAGAGACTTGATGCCCAAATTAATGAAGATGGAACTTTAAAAGCAAGCACCAGTTTGAATCCAAGTCAATGGTATGACATGACTGTGGCTAGTGGATATATTTCTACTACAAGTTTTAGGGCTTATGGGGACAACTACGTTTCTGTTTATTATCCAAATAGAAGGTTAAAAGTAAATACGCCTAGTGCTGTTTATACAAGCGTTGCTTCTTCAAGTTATACACCTGGATCACCTGGATACACTGATGTAGTTACTAGAGAAGCAGTTGTTACCACTGGATTAGTTTCAGTATCCCATTCTATTGTTGCTCCACTAGCAGGTGGTGGGGGTGTTTCATTTGAGATGGTTGGGAGTATGAATTTAGTCACTCAAGCTTCAAGTGCATCTCTTAATATAGGTGATTCAGTTATACTTTTAAATGGGGCTTATACAACCACTTTAAAACCTGCTGCTGAATTTGGGACAGGTAGACCATTATTCTTGGCTAATATTCATACTACGGCTGACCATATTGTGGCTGCTTATTCTGGTCAAACTATCAATGGGGCTGCCACGGTTACTGTCAAAGCTGGACAGTCTATGATTATTATTAGTGCTGGAGGAACTGCTTGGTATAGGTTTGATCAACCAAATAGTTTAGGTGAGTGGACTGACTATAGTTCTACAGTATCTATTTCAGGATGGTCATCTACATCCATCAAAAAGGCTTTTTATAGGTTAGTTGGAAAGGTTTGTTATGTCAGCTTTCATATTTATGGTCCTACTAATGGTAGTGGGATTGCTTATATTACGGGACCAAAAACATCAAGGAATGAAGCTAATATAAGTTGGTCATCTCCAGTCTGTATTTATGATAATGGTGCTTTAGCTCATGCTGGCATGGCAGCTATTAGTGCTAATGATACTACAATAAATCTTTATAAAGATTGGGGAATGACAGTATCGTTTGGAGCAAGCGGAAATTTAAGAGTTCAAGGTAATATTTGGTATGACATACCATAAGGAAATCTAAAATGGCAGCACCAACTACAGGAGCAATGATAGCAGCCATAGCGAGTGAATGGGGAGCTATTGATACGGCTAAATTATATTGGGATAATACGAATGGTAGGCTAGGGATTGGGGTTACTCCAAGTTACACATTTCATGTTTCTGGCCGATCTTATTTTTATAGTTCTGTTCATTTGGACAATTCTTTGGTGACAGCAAAACTTGAGACTCCAAATGTGGCAGCCGATGCTGCAAACTATGATATTGGATTGGGTTCGGATGTCACTCAGACGTATGCTATAGCAACTAGTAAAACCGATTCTGGATATAGAATGGGATTGGATTTAAATGTCTATGCTACTGGTACAGGATTTCTTGGTACTCTAACATCTCAATTCGGTATAAGAATAGCTTATGGTCATTATAATCCTTGTGGTGCTGGGACAATAAGCGGTGTCTATGGTATATACTTAAATTATATAGCTACCGGGTCGGCTACCATAACATCTTGTTATTCAATTTATAGTTATGGTGAAGGAGCCAGAATGAGCCATGCGGGCATGGTCTCTATTGGAATTGATAACAATGCCTATAAATTGCAAGTAAAAGGAACAGGGGCAACAGCAAGCACTTGGTCATTTGTTACTACAAATACTTCATCAATAACCACCTTTTTTGTTAATGATGCAGGAGGAGGATATTTTGCAACTAGATTAGGTGTAGGTTCAGTTCCAACAACTGCAAGTCCTTTAAGAATATCCTATTTGCCAACATCAACGTCTGGCCTATCAACTGGTGAGATATGGAACAATCTAGGTTTTCTTTGTATTGTCTAACGAGGAGGATTTATGGCTGACTTTTCAAATGTAGAAATAATGTTCACCAATATGCAGAAGTCTCTGGGCATCCTAAGTCTACTGCGGGATATTTATTTTACCTCCACAAAAGTAGAAGCTATTTTGGCAGCGTATCAAACCGATGCAGCTTTTAAGGATGAAGTGGACCATCTTTATAGTGCGGATCAACTTGCAGAATTGGGGGCTATGGTTGTTGATGTGCAAACTTTTAGAGCAAACTGGGCTGCGAATCACAGTCAATTATTAGGGCCTGGTGTACCAACATAAGGAGGATTTATGATCTTAGACAGTGAAGAACAAAAACAGGAATTACTTTCTTTATTGGCAATAGTCCCATTTCAGGGGAATATCTCTCAAGGGATAGATAAGATGATGGACAGGGTTAGACAATTAATGTTTCTGATTCAAAATGCTAAAATAGAAAAATAAATGAATGGCCTACATCAGCAGATATAAAAAATTAAATAATGCTTATGCCAGATTTGTTTCTGAAGCTTGGGAAGATAAGATTGAGGTTGAAGTTGGAGACTCAAAGCAACCTGATTTATTTTATCCCCAGTTAAAGATAAAAAGATGGGACAATGAAGTCAACTTCTCTGTCAGGCTGAAAGATGATGATTATCATTCAGGCCAAATCACAGAAGATTTAGAGAAACTGCATTGGGAAAAAGGGAATAGAAAAGTATCTTTCTATGACCTGCCTGCCAGTCAAGATCCCCAGCTACAAGAAGGTGGCTATGAAATTGATGTTACCCTGTCTGAAAAACCAGCAAGTAATGTCATCGAATTTTCCATTGAAAGTAAGGGAGTTGAGTTTTTCTATCAGCCTGACCTGACTCCTGAAGAAAAAGCTGCCAGATGTGAGCCTGACGGAGAACCTGTCAATTATCGTCCTGAGAACGTAGTTGGTTCTTATGCAGTTTACTATAAAGACACTCCTTTCAATTATGGTGGCAGAAAATCTTATAAAGCAGGCAAAGTCTGTCATATCTACAGACCAAGAATTAAGGATGCTGTAGGCAAGGAAGTTTGGGGTGAGTTATATGTAGATGAGGATAAGAAGTCTTTAACAGTCACTATCCCTCAAGACTTTTTAGACAATGCTGTTTATCCTGTTTCTCAAGCTGCTGGCTGGTGGGTAGGCTATTCTACAGCAGGTGCTTCCAGCACATCCATTGAGAATGTTATTGCTGGCTCGGTGTTTTCTGCTCCAGCTTCAGCAGGTAGTCTTTATTTTATAGCAGCCTACACCAATGCTTCATCAACTAGCAGGACTTATCAGTATAACATATATCTTCATTCAGATTTAACTGTTGTGGCTAATGGTGTTTCTTCTACTCAAACTCCTGGAACTGGGGCATCGTGGAAAGATTTCGATTATGTTTCAGCACCAACATTAGCTAATTCCACTGATTATATTCTATGTGTTTTTGGTTCTGCTAGTAGTGGTACTCATGTTGTTCATTATGATACTGGTGCTGCTAATACTGGACATACTCTTACTGGTCAATCATTTAGCACTTGGCCTGATCCTATGGGTAGTCCAACCCATAGCACCAGGAAGTATTCTATTTATGTTGGTAGTGAAGCTGAATCAGCTTCTATTAGTCCATCAGTAAGCCCAAGCGTAAGCCCAAGTCAATCTCCATCTTTGAGTCCATCGGCCTCTATAAGTCCATCTATTAGTCCAAGCATAAGTCCTTCTATTAGCCCAAGCCAATCTCCGTCTTTGTCTCCTTCTGCTTCTTTAAGTCCTAGTGCTTCTATTAGTCCATCAGTAAGCCCAAGTCTAAGTCCTAGTGCTTCTGAATCTCCAAGTGCTAGTCCAAGCCCATCAGCAGGAATAGTTCGCTGCCAATTAGCATCCCCATTCACCACAAATGACGTTGGGTTCTATTCAACGAATACCAAAGCCGATAGTGGAAGTTTTTCTATTGATGTTCCATCGGATGCCGAAATCATAGTCATTGGAAATGCTACTTATACAGGTAG